GAAATACATTGTGGTAGGGTTAGCACTGTAGCCAAAACCGCAAAAACCGATAGGGTCATTGTGGTTGAACCGCTTTTAAACGGGTTTTACCAGAAGGGCGTTGGCAGATATATCCGCCATCGGTTGAAGCGTGCGGGCCTTGATCTAAGTGACCAGAGTATAAACCAAAACCTTGCTAGAATAGCAAGTGAAAATGGTAAACTCTGTACAGTAGATTTGAGCTCTGCTTCCGATCTGATAGCTTATGGAGTCGTCAATGATTTGATGACCCCTGAGCGGATGACTGTCCTCGTGAGAGGACGAACAGAACAAGTCAAGTGTAATGACGATTTAATCCATCTACAAAAATTTAGTAGCATGGGTAACGGCTATACATTTGAGTTAGAGTCCCTTATATTTTGGGCTCTAGCCTTAGCTTGCTGTGAGGAAGTATCCGCACCAACTGGAGAGTGTAATGTTTATGGGGATGATATAATCATACCCGTACAAGCATTTTCACTACTGAAAAAGGTATTCGACTGGTATGGCTTCAAAATAAACGAAGCTAAGTCCTATGTCGATCCCGACCTCAGGTTCCGCGAATCTTGCGGCTCCGATTGGTTAAATGGCTTTGATATTCGTCCGTTCTACCAAAAAGATTATTGGTCTGAACGTACCCTCTATATGTTCCATAATTTCTTGTACCGACGTATGTACTTTAAAAGTGCACGATTTATTAAATCGTTTACTAGAAAAGATATGCGTTTGTACGGTCCTGACGGATACGGAGATGGCCATTTACTTGGTGATTTCTGTCTTCGAAAGAATCGAAGTCTGAAGAGAAATCAGTGGGATGGAGGTTTCTTTGATACATACACACTTAAGCCGAAGAAGTTTTTAACTTCGACTTATGCGGACTATATCTATCCTTTCTACGCAATTTATTGCGCAGGGGATGGTCTTAGCTCTGGTAAGAGTTACCAGGAGTGTGTCCTCGATGAATCTATAGAGTACGATAGTACACCTATAGACTTCAATGTTCTCTATGATGACATAGAATCCGAGCTGCGCGTTTTGTTGGGGTCACATGATAGTGGCCTGTGGCAAAACACAGCTGGTTCTGGCATCAGGGGAACACGCGGGTATAAGAAAATATCAATCTACAGCCTTCGAACTGATATACTAGTTCGAACACGGGACTAATAGTCCCTACCCTTCGTCTGAAATGGCGAGGGGGAGTTACCAAGTTTTTGGTTTGTTCCATGCTGCTTAGCGTGGAACCTCC